AGATTCTATTTTCCAATTTCTGATTGCGGTGCTGGAGGGAGTCGCACAAAACCTGCCGGCGCTGATTCAGGCGGCGGTGGATGTGCTGATGGCGTTCTTCTCCGGCATTGTAGACGCTTTGTCCGGAATGGACACCGATGTGCTGCTCAAAGGCATCGTGGGTGTAGGCCTTTTAGCCGCTATGATGACGGCATTGAGCGCGGTTGCCGGGTTAGTCCCCGGCGCTATGGTGGGCATCGTAGGCATGGGCGCAGTGATTGCGGAACTGGCATTGGTACTGGCCGCAATAGGCGCCTTGGCACAGATCCCCGGCCTGAACTGGCTGATCAATGAGGGCGGGACGCTGCTGGAAAGCATCGGCAACGCCATTGGAGGCTTTGTGGGCGGTATCATCGGCGGCCTTGTGAGCGGCGTTACAGGTCAGTTCCCGGAAATCGGGTCGGACTTGAGCGACTTTATGACCAATGTGCAGCCTTTTGTAGAAGGGGCAAGCAAGATCTCGCCCGCTATGATGGATGGAGTGAAAGCCCTGACAGAAGCAGTCCTGCTGCTCACTGCGGCTGATATTTTGGACGCGCTGACCTCCTGGCTGACCGGCGGCTCTTCGCTGGCCTCCTTTGGAGAGGACTTGGTTCCCTTCGGGGAGTCCATGCTGGCGTTTTCCCAGTCTATCGCTGGGATGGACGGCAACCTCGTATCCAACGCGGCAATCGCCGGAAAGACGCTGGCCGAGATGGCCGCCACCCTGCCCAATAGCGGGGGTGTGGTAGGCTTCTTCACTGGCGAAAATGATATGGATGCCTTCGGCGAACAGCTGGTATCCTTCGGCGGGGCCATGATGGCCTTCGCGGGGACAGTCCAAGGGCTGGATGCCGAAGTAGTCACCAACGCCGCCACCGCGGGAAAGGCTATGGCCGAGATGGCCGCTACCTTACCCAACAGCGGAGGCGTTGCCGGCTTCTTTGCCGGAGAGAATGACATGGACGCCTTCGGCGAACAGCTTATCCCCTTCGGACGGGCTATCAAAGCGTTCTCCAATGAGGTGGCAGGTTTGGATGTGGAGGCGGTACAGAACTCCGCCACCGCCGGACAGGCCATGGCGGAACTGGCGAAGACGCTCCCCAACAGCGGGGGCGCAGTAGCCTTCTTTACCGGAGAAAACAATCTGGACACCTTTGGTACACAGCTTGTCTCCTTCGGTACATCTATCAAAGCATATTCACTGGCTGTGGCAGGGGCTGCGACCGAAAAAGGGGTCGAA